CTATCAGCCCCCAAAATGACGCCTGGAATTCTTCCAAGTCTTTTTCGGTGATGTCGCTTCGTTTCCCGCGCGGTACCGTAGGGGTTATTCGACCGTCGTCTTCTATGAAGGCTGAAATAGAAGACGAGGTCGGTAATTTTTGGTACATAAACATTGCGACGTATATGATATACTATACTACATTTATTTATCTATTAGGTTCAATTTTGTGTCATACCCAATAAATCCACGCCGTATTTCTCTCGGAGTTTATCTCTCAAATGCTGTAATGCGACCGCCGTCGCGGGCGTCGTCGGAGACGAAAATGTATGGCTACACGTCCACCGAAACCCGTTCACATTATCTTTACGGTCATACACTAATGAGTAAATGGTCGCGGTGGGTGTATCGCGAACGATACGCAGCATTGTGTATTTCGGCAACGCAGTCGCGGTCGCGGGGTCGGGTGTTGGCGCGGTCTCGGCCGCTGGCGCGGGCTCGCTCAATTTCATAACATATTCATTGGCGTCATTTAACTTCTCTAGTAGGGAGATTTTCGTCGATTTGGAGGTGACCCACGGACGCGCGAGTTTAGGATGCGACTCTACTTTGAAATATTCTCTCGGAATACATTTCCCGTTTTTAAGGTAGACCATCTCGCGATAATATACGACAAATTTCTTCATCATATGATGCGTGATTCCCGGCGGCAATATTTGTGCGGTCTGCTTTCTCTCGCGCTTGTCGTTCCTGGATGTCGCGAGAGACGGCTGGGAAGCGTCGGCGGTGGCGTCGGCGGTGGCGTCGGTATCGGTCATTTGTATAACCACGGCATAAAACATATAAAAATGAAACGCTCTTCCTAAATATCAAAGACGCGGACAATGAACGCAATCCAGCAAGCAAAACGCGCATTGTCGTCGCAATTGATATTCAAATTGTCGCAAATCGGGTTCGCGTTGCGGAGCACACTGTGTTATACCAACCGCATAAACGTAGGGATTCACGATTACGCGGAATACGCCGCACAGTTGCGTGATGGAGATTCGGTTTTTATATCTACGAGAGAATCCGATGTTCCCGTCCATACCCTCGTCGCGATTCTACGGGCGAGGAATGTTCGTGTCATCTTTTATATTATGGAAGAACCGCTGGTGGCGTGGGAATACGTCGAGAGATTACTTCCCGTGAGTATCCGGATATTCATTCAAAACAACGAATACGACCACCCGAAGATTCACATTATGCCGATTGGGATACGCGATTGCGGTTCAGTGGTTTTGATGCATCACCGGTTTCATCAATCTTGCTTGTTTGAAAAGGGGGTTTCAATGCTTCGGATGGGAGTGTGGACCTCGGCAGTGGATGTGCGACCAATTAAATGTTTACTGTGTTTCAGTGTGTGGACGCATCCTTCGCGTCAGGAGTGCTATGACCTCTTTGCAGGCTCGTCGTTCGTGTATAATCTCAATGACGCCGCGGATGCCACTCACGCTAGAGAAGTAGCGCCGGTGGCGAATCCGTTTGAAAAAGTCCCCGCGGTGCTGGTCTATGACAAGACGCTGGAAAGCAGGTATGCGCTTTGCCCGCGGGGGTGTGGCGTGGATACGCACCGGTTCTACGAATGTATTTACCTCGGGTGCATTCCGATTGTCATCCGGACTCATACGGTGTTTGACCGACTGTATCACCCCGACACGGGGTTTCCGTGTCTCGTCGTCGAGAGATGGCAGGATGTAACCGAGGAGTTATTGGACGCTTGTTATCCAGGGTGTTTCTCCAAGATGCGCGAATTTCACGCGCGGTATCCGCGGTTTTTGACGGACTTGGATAGTATTGATGAGTTGTTAATCGGGCTTTAACGTCCCGATGCTTTAGTATATTCTCAGTATTATATACTAGTAGTGTAATGCTTCTAACGAAACGACGCCGCTGGTCGATGAAATATAAGCGCAGTATCAACTGCCGACGCCCGCGCGGATTCTCTCAACGCCAGCATTGTAAATACGGCCGACGGCCGACAACGACGGCGACGACGCGGCGCACACATCGCGAGAGATTAAACTGAACTGCTTTTATTGAATCAGTATAAATGTATCACTGGATACTATCGTATCGTATCGTATCGTATCGTATCGTATTCAATAGAAATGAAGTCGTTTATTCAAGGTATTATCGCTCGTGTGAGTTCTTCTGTGAAAGCACAGACCACCGCGGCTGCGGCTCCCGTATTAGGACGCTGGGGCATTCAATACGACAAACGGATTATCGACCGCAAAATCGTCCAGGCAAACGAAGACCATTGTGGGTGCTGTGTCGTCGCACCGAAGAAGGATGATGCGGCGGCAGCAACGATCAAGAATAGCGTGGTGAGGTATGAAAAAAGAGAGGAATATTTAGTGCCGTATGTAATGTAATATGAAATCGTAGCGGAGCGGATGAAAATAATATTCTTCCCCTATTACATAACACAATCCATCCACAATGAATCTCAGTTTCGACCTCACAAAATACACCGGCGTTATGGCGTTTTACGCCGTGCTGACGTATCTCCTCTTCCCCGCGATTGCCTATTTCTTATTTGGAAAGACACTGGAGGCGGCTGGCAATGGTTTCATCGCCGGAAGTGTCGTGTCAGTCATTCTGTGGCGGATGGTCGGAATGGGGATGGTGAAGGGGGCGTAAGCGAGCGTGACTCGGAATTACAAATGATGCTTAATAACATACGCGCTTAACAACCCGCTAATAACCGAAAAGAACAAAACGGTTTTGAATATATCAAAAAATTCATCTTTATCTGGAATGTGAATTTTTATTTGGTCGCCAACGTCTATATATTTATGCGTTTTGTGTTTGCCGTTCTTTCCGATATTGAAATGGATGAGCGCTTCCATAAAAAAGATGATAAATGTCACCAGGGTGATTACAATAAAAACGGTTTTCATTTTTTTATTATATATAACGACAAGATTAACACTCCAAGATTAGGACTATCGTCAATAATCATCAAATAGGAAATCCGGATCGCCAGTGATGCTGCGAAGTGCTTCGGTAATGTAGGCGCGTTCAACGGCATCGGCTTCATAATAGTTCCAATATACGTCTTGAAGGCGGAGGACGTTTCGTTGTATATTACCGCTAAACTCAACATTCGTGAAGTGGCTCATCGTGCAGTAGTGAGGCGATGGTGGAAGATCATTTTTTACAAAGACGCCCTTGCTATTGAGGTGGGCAAATTCCGGTCGTTTTTCTCGGATGAGGTACATTTTTCCGGGCTGAAGGTCGGTGGGGGGGATAAGACGAAGTGGACGCATTGGTCGCTGATTTAGGGTGATGTGATTCGTTTGGTTATTGGTGGATTCAATTTTATCAATTCAATTTTATGTTTGGGGGTCTGTTATAAATCAACTTGTTAATCCATCGCCCCCGCACCATATTTCGCTTCTACTTTCTGCTTCAACTTCTCGATTTCATCTTCGATTGTATAGTTTTGGGGTAAGACCATACGCATCAATTCACGGACTCCGCTTTCGCGTCGTCGTTCATACACCAAATGCGGCTTTTCACGCACAACGACAAGCGACATATATTTCGGCAACACCGCCGCTGGCGCGGTATCTTCGGGGAAGATGCCCTTTTCCAAATCGCTTACAACCTTATTCGCGGCTTCCAATTTTTGTAGGAGCGATACTTTTTCGGATTTGCTCGTCATCCACGGTTTTTCAAGTTTGGGATGCGTTTCAACCTTGAAGAATTCGCGACTCCTCGTGTGTTCTTTATCCAACCATTCGAAATAATACACCACATATTTCTTCATCATATCTTGGGTGATTCCATCAGGGAGTTCGCGCGCACTATGTTTTCTATTGCGCTTGCTTCCATCATCGGCCGTGCCTTTGCTGTTCTTTTGTTGTTCTTGCATCGTCGCAACGCGCAAATTGTCGTATCTGTTATTCATGGGATTTCGGTCAAGGTGATCGACGCTTATGACACCGGTGCCTTTTCCATTTCCCCACGTGTCCATAATCACTTGATGGATGAAGACGTTGTTGTGGCACGAGATATACCCGTTGCTCGTTTTATACCACGTGAGCTTCTCGCCTTGGTTGTGTGTTGCTTCGTATTCCAGTATTTTTTGGTAGCTCGTGGGGCATAATTCGCAGTATTCGTTTGGCTCGCAATACATGACAATAGCTGCGATTTCGCCGGTTTGGGGGTTTGTTATTTCCCAGATGGGATTTTTCATTTGATTCGCGGTGCGTCCGAGAGATTTCGTGTGGCCGGGTTTGAAGGTCACGACAGCGGGGGCGGAGGCACCGGAGCAGTATTTCTGGGTGATATATTCATGTTGTTGTTGGAAGTGGAGCATGGCGGGGGTGTGTAGCGTAACGAAGTGAAGCTTAACGAATGTGGAGCTGTGTATGGATTAGGGTGAAATGGAATAAACAATTTCAATTTTTTGATTGAAGGAAAATTGAAATTAAATTAGGTGGGGTGGATTTATAAGTAGGGTGAAAATGCCGAGGAAGTGTGCTTTTGTGGATGAGGAGGGGGTGAGGTGTGAGACACGCCCCCAGTTCAATAATCCAGGTGAATCCAAAGGTGGGTATTGTAATATTCATCGCATAGAAGGAATGGTCAGTATTAAACTACATACTTGTATTTATAGTGGTTGTAATATATCTGCGTCTTATAACGAACAAGGTAAAACCAACCCATTATATTGTTGTCTTCATAAATTAGATAACATGGTTTATGTCAAAAATAAAGTGTGTATTTACCAAGATTGTAAAAAGCAACCCAGCTATAACTATGAAGGTGAAATGAAACCAATATATTGTAATAGCCATAAGTTGGATAATATGATAAATGTTATTAGTAAACTATGTATTCACAACGGTTGTAAAACGCAACCAACTTATAACTATGAAGGTAATACTAGACCGTTATATTGTATTGTTCATAAGATAGATGGTATGGTGCCGCTCAAATACAAACATTGTATATACCCTAATTGTAAAATAACACCAAGTTATAATAAAAAAGGTGAAAAAACGCCGTTATATTGTAGTGTTCATAAAGTAGATGGCATGTGTAATGTAAATAATAAGATATGTATTTTCCCTGAATGTAAAACTACAGCATGTTTTAATAATGAAGATGAGCCTAACGGTTTATATTGTAACGTTCATAAATTAAACGGTATGATTAATATTAATAGACGATATTGTATTTATCAAGGATGTAAAATTACAGCAAATTATAACAACTATGGTGAAAAAATACCGTTATACTGTATGACCCATAAATTAGATAATATGGTAAATATTACAAAAAAAAGGTGTATTTATAATGAATGCGATATACGTCCAAATTATAATTTTGAAGGTTCAAAAACTCCAATATATTGTATGAAACATTCATTAGAAGGTATGATAAATATTACAAGCAAAACATGTAATAGTTCGTGGTGTAAATTAATTGTTCTTACCGACAAATACGACGGTTACTGTCTCCATTGTTTCACACATCTTTTCCCAGACAAGCCCGTCACTCGGAACTACAAAACCAAAGAACGATGTGTGGTTGAATACATAATATCGCATTTTCCAGATTTCAGTTGGGTTGCGGATAAAACGATAACGGGCGGGTGTTCGCGTCGCAGACCAGACTTAATGCTTGACTTGGGATATCAAGTTGTTATAGTGGAAGTGGATGAGGACTGCCACGCGAATTATGACTGTTCCTGTGAAAATAAACGAATCATGGAATTGTCACAGGATGTTGACCATAAACCAATTGTATTCATTCGGTTTAACCCTGACGAATATACCGATGCGAATGGTGAGGATATCGCTTCGTGCTGGGGTGTGGACGGATTCGGACTATGTGTTGTAAAAAAACAAAAAAAGAAAGAATGGGAGTCGCGATTGGAGAGGTTGCGCGAACAAGTGGAATATTGGACGAACCCCGAAAACGCTACGGAGAAGACGGTTGAAATCGTGGAGTTGTTTTATGATTGTGACTGTTAGATATATGACGCGGTGATAGAACGCGTATGGAAATAAACTGAATATACGATTTTTTATATTTATCTTGCGATAAACATAAAATAGAATTGTAGATATGAGGCTGTGAAGCACTACGAAAATTAATTCGAGTACGCTCTCTTTATCCCCTAAGTTTCCCTAGGGGGAGGACTGTATCTTAAGCCGTTTCAGGTTGCTTACACCTTCATCAACGACCCATACCCGTTCAGTCTCTGACACCCGATCATAGGCTTTGCTTAGCGCCCTTAGATCGTCGGTATGCTGATCACCTAATTTCAAAGATTATTACCGTACCCAAGTTTCTACTCTTGGCCGCTTATTCCTTTCGGATATAAGGTTGGTACTTTGAACTCTAAAAGGCTTCCCAGAACAACAAGGTATGTCGCAACTCCGACTTATCGTCGTCGGAATCACTAGTGTCTGGTCTGGTTATATCATTAAAAACATGATACTGAGGACGCAACTCGTTTTCTGTAATCAGAGCTCAATTGATCACAGGAGGACACTTTTTGGGTCTTGTTTACTGTTGATAGTAATAACATCCACATTACTATAACTAGTACATCAAACCCGCCCATACCACTCATCACACGCAAAACGTTGTAATTCACGGCATACACGCGAACCTTGGCAGTGTTAGTTCCCTCAACGGTGGCGTTGGAAAGAACAAGCTGAAGGGTAGCGTTATCAATACGAGAAAAGTTGCACGAGCCGGAAGGCTGGTGTTCCTCGGGTCTCAGCGCGAAAGAATACAGGTTGATACCGGTATCAGGGGCGCGAGTGTGGTGCTGCCAAGGCTGAACGAGGTCGAAGTAGGTTCCTTCGCGCTCAGAGAAGCGATCCTGGCCGTTAAGCTGGAGCTTGGCAGTGACGACTGGGTTCTCACCCCAGCAGTGCATGTCGAGAGAAGTCTCGGTGAGGACAAAGGTGCCGGCATCAGAGACACCGGAGGTAACACCGGCAGGTCCGCCAAAGTTGGGCAAGTTGTAAGCGCCAGCAGCGCCGGCGTCAGCCCCGTGCCACCAAGAAGTGCCGGTGGTGTAGACATCCTGGGCGCCAGCGTCGTTGAAGAGGCCGGAAGCGCTGATGTAAGAGCCGGTGGTGTTGGCGACAGCGTCGTGGGAGCCGAAGGCCATAATGGCGTTGGGAAGGGCATCGACGGCATCGGTGTAGTTGAAGGGCTGGGCGCCGAGAAGGCGGTTGAGGACGGAGCCCTTCTCGAGGGAAGAGCAGTAGTCGACGTTCTTGT